TCCGCGTCTTGAAGCTCCGGTTCAAACAAAGCGTGGACCTGAAACCATCGAAGGCGAAGTTGCTAAAACGACAGTATCGGCAGAAGATGTAGACAAAGCCGCATCGACCTGGTAAGTAGTTTCTCGTAACTAGAGGGGGGTTCAACTACGAACCTCCCTTTTATAGGATTTTAAAATGACGACATCATTGGTTTTGACGCTTGGACATAACGCGAGTGCTATCGCTGTCGAAGACGGCGTGATTTTAGCAGGGTATGAAGAAGAACGGTTTACAAACAGGAAATCAGATTCGTCGTTTCCTATGAAGGCCATTCAACGAATTCAGCATTTGATACAAGCCGATAGATTTGACAGCGTGTGCGTTGGTCACTGGTTTACTGGCGGCAAGATCGTAGATTCAAAATATATCGATTTGCCTTTCATCAATAACTTGGTTGATCATCCGTCGCATATCCACTCTATTCACGACGACTTTTCGCATCATGATTCACACATGTTGTCAGCCGAAGTTTTCGCCGATTATTACAAATTTCCAGAAGATCGTATGACTATCGTAGCCGACGGTTTTGGAACGTATGGCGAATGCATTAGTATTTACGCTTGCAAATCAGGTAGCAAGAAATTATTGGTTCGTCATTTCGGCTACGACAAATCGCTTGGTCTTTTGTATCAGTACGCAACTGCGTTCCTTGGTATGAAGATGAATAATCACGAGTATAAAATGCTTGGTTATGAAGCGCATATTGACACTATAATTAATCCAGCAACAAAGCATATATTGATTGATGAGATCAATATAGCGGCCAATGCGTGGGTCAAAAATATCTTTAATGGATCAATAAATCGTGACATGGATCCAATTGTCAATGTAGCGGCTTTGGCTACTACGCAATCATGTATTAACGAGGTACTGAAAGAAGTTTTGAACAACGTCGATCCGTCAAACTCTTTTACTGAATTCCAAAAACGAGTTGTAGTGTCATACTTCGTTCAAAATATCGTTGAAAGTGTTATATTGACGATTGTTGGTGTTTATAGACCAGAAAATCTGGTCGTATCTGGCGGTTTGTTCTATAACGTGAAGTTGAACCACGCGCTTTCTAAACGAGTCGAAAAACTTTGCGTGATGCCTTTAGCTGGTGACCAGGGCGCAGGTCTTGGTGTTTATCAGCAAGTTTACGGCGATCTGAAATGGCCTGGTCACTTATTCTGGGGCCATCGCAATTTGGACTTTGACTCAGATATTGAAAATATTGAGTCAAAGCAGCATTATGAAGATTGCATTGGAACTATAGTCGATGAACTTGAAACTGCTGGTTACGTCAACATAGTTCGTGGCTCGATGGAGTTCGGTCCTCGCTCGCTCTGTAATACTGCAACGCTGGCGATTCCGAATGAAGACATTGTTAACAAAATCAATGCAATGAATGATCGAACAACTATCATGCCGATGGCACCGGTCATGTTACAAGAGCAGGCCGATGAAATTCTGATTGACAATGATAAAATTGTCGGTTCGCTTGAGTACATGATTGTTACGCGTGATGTCAAACCAGAAATGGTTAATGAGATCAAAGGCGCATCTCATTACTATACAGAGACTGGCAAATCGACCTGTCGTCCACAGATTATCACCAAGTTTGACTCATTGCTAGTGCCATTGCTAGAAGAATTTGGTCCGTTAATAAATACGAGCTTTAACTATCACGGTGTTCCGATTGTATTTGATAGAGAGTCTATTGAGTACAGTCACAAGCAACAAAATCAGAAGTTTCCGATCAAAACCGTAGTCATTAAATAAGGAGTTTTTATGGACAACGTAAAACAAGATTTCGTTAGTCAGGTTGTTGACTTTAACCAAAACGTGCTCAAGATCGAACCACGGTTTTTGAGCATGTTGCCGACTCATGAATTTCAGTTGTCAATGGCCTGCTTGCAAGAAGAAATTGATGAGTTCGAAGAAGCTTATCGAAACGGCGATCTTATCGCTTGTATTGATTCGATTATCGATCTTCGATATTTCGCTATCGGCGTGCTGTATAAGATGGGCCTGAAGTCTGAAACAATTAACAAGTGCGATACTGCCGTCCATGAAGCCAACATGGAAAAGAAATTGGGCGTGGTTGTTAAACGCGCTGTCGATGGTGCAGCCGATGCAGTTAAACCTGAAGGTTGGGTTGCTCCAGAAAAGCGTATTGAAGCGATTCTCGACGAGGTCTGATATGATTGTGATCATCGAAGGTTTTGACAACTCTGGCAAGTCAACACTCGCTAAACGACTTTCGGAAGAATTGAATTTGGAAGTCGTTCACCCTGGTGGACCGCCTAAGAACATAGCCGAAGTTATACTTCGTATGAACGAACAACAGAGCATTTTCACGTTTGGTACATACGTCGATTTTATTTATGACAGGGTAACATGTATTAGTGACCAGGTTTATCGGCAAGATAAAAGTTACGACACGATTTTTAAATACTATATCTCGATTTTAGAGCAGTATAAAAGTGTCATGCTAATTTATTGTCGGCCTAGTCTTGAGCAAATGCAAAACTTCGATGATCACGTCATGCAAGCGCATGATACTGCTGAAATTGTTGAACATGCCAAACAAAAAAGCAGTATAATAATAGCTGGTTATGATAAATTGATCGATGAGATGTATCGTAGTAAAATGTTGATAAACACTTTCAACTTCGAAAGTGAAGACGCAGAAAAAATATATCAGCGTATTAAATTAACTATTTCTCAAGGATTGGCGTGCAATCATGAAAAGACCTAATTATGACATTTGGGTTGCAATGTTCGTTCGAACCTTGAGTGACGGTGATAATCTATCGCCGCGTGGCTCGAAGATTAAAGAGATTCGCGATTTGCAATTCACGATTGATTCGATGTACCCGTTCATGAATTTCAAACATCGGAAGTTGAATATTCCATATTTCAAAAAGGAAATGCTTTGGAAACTTAGCGGCGATCCTTTCAATGACTCGATCAAAGCCCATGCTAAAATGTGGGAGTCAGTTCAGAATAGTGACGGTTCGTTTAACTCGAACTATGGTCAGTACTGGTTCGGTGAACAGCAAGGTTTGATGAAAGCGTTTAACGAACTGGTTCTAGATGCAGATAGTCGTCGTGCTGTTATTCCGATGCTAAATGCTAGCCACATCGGACCGCACGTCAAAGACACAGTGTGTACAGAGTGCGTCGGATTTCACATTCGTCAAAATGCTCTGCATATGTCAGTTCATATGCGGTCATCAGATCAGATATTCGGTCTTGGTACAGATTTGCCAACGTTTGCGTTCTTGCAAAGACTCTTGCATGGTATGTTACTAACAGTTTATCCGAATCTAAATCTTGGTCGGATGACAGTGACAGCAATGAGCAGCCATATCTACGAACGGCATTATGCAATGGTCGATACCATAATCAAAGATCAATCAATTGCAGAGTGCAGCGTGATGCCTATTATTACAGAGCCGAAAGAGGCTTTTCAACTTGCGGTATCACGCGGTAATATTGACCCTAGTTGGGGTTTATTGTCTTATTGGTTGGCAACGGAGCTAGCATAATGTACGGCATCGAGATCAGACTAATACGAAGTTGCCAAGGTTTTCGGTTTTCTCACACTGTATTAGTCTGGTCTCCAATGTTGCAGTTGCTCAGAATACAGTATGACGATTCACAAGTTGTCACTATAATCGAATATGTTCAAAAACAACTGGAGGTCAAATGATTCGTCGTCCTACAATTGATGAATATTTCATGATTCAATCTATGCACGCGTCTAGCCGCGGCTCTTGTATTCGCCGTAAAGTTGGATGTATTTTGGTTAACAAAAAGAATCACGTGCTTGCGACTGGTTATAACGGATTGCCATCGGGTGTAGTTAACTGTTCTGAAAATCCATGTTCTGGCGCATACGCGCCAAGCGGAACTAACTTAGCGGCTTGTGGTGCAACGCACGCTGAGAAAAATGCATTGTTACAATGCCCAAACATATCGCAAATTTCAACTGCCTATGTAACAGCATCGCCATGTATTCACTGTATTGTTGAACTGCTAAAAACGTCATGTAGACGTATCGTCTATCTTCAGAAATATCCACATGAAGAATCATTTAATCTATGGAGAAATGATGTTAGGGAAATATCATGTATCTATGACTATATAGACTCAGAATCACCAGTCCATTTATTTGCGAATATATATGGATTCAAAAATGCCTAACATTGAATCAAGACCGGATTTATATCCAATAAGCCGATTACAATCGTTATTCAATTATGACGAAGAATCAGGTCAAATATTCATCAAAATATCTGATAGATTTAGAGATGAAAATACTGCTTTGGGAATATTTGACGACGGATATATTATCATTTGTTATGATGGGTTTTATATTTTCGCTCATCGATTGGCTTTTGCTATAAAATCTGGTTTTTGGCCGATCGAAGAAGTTGATCATAAAAATAGAATTAAATCAGATAACAGATGGGTAAACTTACGAACATCTACTAGACTCAACAACAATATAAATAGAGGCTTAAGAAAGGATAATTCAACAGGTATCGCAGGTGTATCAAAGCGATGTAGCGGTGCATTTCGAGTTAGAGTAGACGGCGTACGATTAGGCGATTACAAAGACTTCTTTGAAGCATGCTGTGTTCGTAAATCCGCCGAAGCTCATTCAATCATTAGACAAAATTTAATAGAGAAATAATATGAAACAATATCTTGACCTACTCAGCAAAGTTCTTAACGAAGGTGAATGGCGAAATAACCGTACAGGCATCCGTACCAAAATGATCGATGGCGCGATGCTTCAATTCGATCTACAAAAAGGGTTTCCAGCTGTTACAACCAAGAAATTAGCTTTCAATGCAGTTAAAGGTGAATTGATTGGATTCATTCGTGGCTACACTAGCGCTGCGGCATTTCGTGAACTAGGTTGTAAAGTATGGGATCAAAATGCGAATGAAAATGTTACCTGGTTAAGTAATCCAAATCGTAAAGGTACAGACGATCTAGGACGAGTGTATGGAGCTCAATGGCGTAAATGGAATCTATCAATTGACCAATTAGCCGACGCAGTACATGAAATTATACATAATCCTACATCTAGGCGGATAATTGTCACCGCGTGGCAACCAGCTGAATTGGGAAAAATGGCGCTTCCACCATGCCATTTGTTGTATCAATTTCTTGTTAGTCCAGAGACTTTGGAAATATCAATGTGCATGTATCAACGTTCATGTGATATGTTTTTAGGTGTACCATTCAATATTGCGTCATATGCATTACTGCTTGAACTGGTTGCACGCGCTACTGGCTACAAACCTAAAAATCTGACAATGTTCTTGGCAGATGTCCATATTTATGAAAATCATATTCAGCAGGTAGAAGAGCAAATAAAACGTGAACCGTATGACTTACCTATTTTGTGCATCGACGCAGAAGGTTTTAACGGTACACGTATGAACTTTCTTGAAGGCATTTGCCCAGAAGACCTAATACTACTTGGTTATAAACACCATCAAGCTATCAAAGGAGATATGGCTGTATGAAAACACTTTATCGCAAGAATGCTTTAGGCATTGGTGTTTGGTCAATTTGGTCTGAAGGCGATACTATTACGATCGCTCATAGTTCAACCATCGATGGCGCGATGATTCAGCATACTGAAAAGGTCCTTCAAGGACGCCAAAGCCGAAATCTTGAAGAACAAGTTCAATCTCGTATCAACTCAAGGGTGTCTAAACAAGGGGATAAAGGCTATGTTGAATCGGCGGATGAAGCTGCGAAGGGCGCGTTCAACCAACTTGGACTCATGCCTCCGATGCTTGCTCAAGTATATCAAGGGTTTACTGGCGGACGAACGGCGTGGCTCCAGAAAAAACTCAACGGGTTACGCTGTCTTATTACCCGACAAGATGGTACGCTCATTGCATATACGAGACGCGGTAAACCTTTATCAGCGATCACGGAAATCTTGGAAGAAGCTGATAAATTTGTTCAAGAAGGTATGACGGTTGACGGCGAACTTTATGTGCATGGTACGTCACTCCAGACTATTCAGTCTTGGGTAAAACGCCGCCAGTCCGATACTGGAAAAGTCTTGTATGTGATGTACGATCAAATCGACAAACAAGGATTTGAAGTCAGGCACGATGAATTATTAGATTGCGTTAACAGTGTAGGGCCGTTCAAACATTGTCATGTATTACCAAAAATCTTGTATATCAACGAGGAAGTAAGAGCGATAGAGTTTGAAAAAGCTCGTGAAAAAGGTTTTGAAGGATTGATGGTTAGAATCGATGGTTATGGCTACGAGTCAAATAAGCGGTCTGCTAGTCTCTTGAAAGACAAAGCTAAATTCGATACAGAAGTAATTGTGAAAGATATCGAATTATCAGAAAAAGGCAACCCTGTTTGTATTGTTGACTATAATGGAAAGACATTTAGAATGTCGCCACCTGGTTCGCAATACGAGCGTGTAAAAGCTTATCAAGAAAAAGACAAATACATTGGCAAACTTTTAACAATAGAATATCGTGAATTTACTGACGATGGAATTCCTTTTCATGCTGTAGCAACCAACTGGAGAGTAGACTGATGGAAAACGTAATTTCTAAAACGCATGCGATGATTGACTTCGAAACAATGTCAACACACCCAAATGCTGTTGTGTTAGCGCTTGGCGCCGTAGCATTCAATTCGAAAGGTATTAGTGATAACAAGTTTTATATCAACATCGATCGTAGGGATTGCATAGTGCTTGGTTTGCATACTCTACAATCTACGGTTGACTGGTGGGAAAAGCAATCACAAGAAGCGAAAGAAGCTTTATTGAAAGAGCCAGTTGTCAACGTTTTAACCGCTATGACGATGTTTTGTAAATGGGTGCGCGAAACAGGTTGTGTGAATGTTTATGGAAACGGCGCAGATTTTGACAACCCAATTCTGAAAAATTGTTTCATAGCTCTTGATGCAGATATGCCTTTTAAACCGTACGCTGGCCGCTGTTACCGTACGATAAAATCCCTTCCAGGCATGCCTAAAATGCAAAAACGTATCGGCACGCATCACAATGCTTTGGACGATGCCGAGAGTCAAGCGCTTCACATGATTGAAATGAACAAAATTATCACTGTTATCGAATAAAATAGTCGTTTTCGACGTAATAATAAAGGCCTTTTCAGGCCTTTATTTTTGTCTATTAGCGCTCGTAAGTTGTTGTTTTATATAGCTATTTTTAAGCGCTCCTAACTACTTCACTTATGCTAGCTTAAGCATTACTATTAGTTAGCTACTAAAAAACTATTCAGAGCGCATGCCTGAGCGCTATTAATATACACAGAGCGCTTAAAATTAGCTTTTATAGAAATGATGCAAAGCTTGATCATGTGTAGAAAATCGATGTACGTCAACTAATTGATAACTAGCAACAAGCCAGTACCCATCAAACGCAATCACAAAATCTTTGCGAGTCCATCTTTTACCTTTAGGTGGACGATATTCAATACTTCTAAAAGAACGTAGCCCATACCGTTCTGCATATCCAAAATGCAAAATTTTACCGTTGAATGCATGTGATCGACGCACCCATGCATATTGTTTAGCATTATCATGAAACCAAAGCCACATAGCTGCGACCCAGCAATTTAGATAGACTTTAAATTTCATTGGTAATCTTTAAAAATTCGATTGCCGCATTTTGGAGCTACGCATTGCCAGTGACTCCATCCAAACGTTTCGAGTGGGTTTCCAATCCAGATTCCATAAGTCTCTAAGTGGTGTAAGTTTTTTGCGCACCAAGAGTCGATATGACCAAGCGGGTCGTACCGATCAACCGCTAAAGCTTCCTTATGTAACGAATCTCTGATACCAAAGCGGCAAGACTGTGGGCGAAATCCACCATAACATTCGCCAGATACACCAGATAGCGTGATAGGATTTTTTGGAAATATAACGCCATCACGTCGAGCTAACTTCTCCAACATTGAGCAGGCTGGAAGTAACTTCAATTGCGCATTATCAAATCTGTCCGGTGTAATATCAGGTATGTGATGCCATGGTCCAAAATACTCTTCTAATGTAATCATGCTTAACCCATTAAATGTCGGCCGTTATACGTACTACATTTGTTCCATCGGCTAGTAGGCAAGCTCGTTTGGTTTGAGCAACAACTATTCCACTGCCGCCAGAGGTCTTGAACGTGGTTGTAAATGCACCAGTATTAGAGCAAAACACGATTCCTTCCCAGTCGTTTGGAACGATGACCGAACGATTTCCAGTCAGTATGCCAGTAGTTGTAAGGTAACGGCAACGAGCTTGATCGGCACTTAAAGTAACGTCAGCGCCTGTTACAGTTACGCTAACTTTGCTGGTAATCTCTTGTGGTTGGACCCAAGCTCGATAATCTGTATAACTTGTGACTGCTGCAGCATTTGTTACAATCGCATAGAGTGGAATGTTTCCGGGTGTGAAACTACCCGATGCTTTGTTGATGATCCCTGCACGAGTGAGTTCGAAATACGTCGTAGTATTCGCAGTGAGCGTCGTCTGATTACCAGTCGTCAGATAAATTTGAGTCAGGACACCATCGACTAGCATTGTTCCGCCGTAGAACCCCCACACCAGCCCGCTGCACTTCGACTCGCGCCGACCCATAAATGAGGCAGGGCTGACGGCGTCAAAGTAGGCGTTAGCGGTCAGTTCCTTAGAACCTTGATTTTGAGCGATTGTGTCTATAATTCCGGCTGTACTGTTACTCATTTTTTACTCCAGGAATGGCGCTTGAGGAAGGGTTGAAGAGAAATCAGCAACATAGCGAGCTGCGCCTTTGGTTATGCGCAAATCATCAATATAGCCATTAAAGAACCAATTAGTTCCATCCGTTGAGCCGATCATAAGATCGCTTGTTGAATTGGCAATGCTAGCCGCAGCAGCAGATGCCACAATCTGCCCATTCCAAGTTACGTAGAAGGTTCCGTTGTACCTGAATGCCGCCACATGGCCCCATGTGGCTAATGGGACGAAGATAGCAGAAGCAGATGGCCCAACCGACCCTCCTGAGTAGTAATTGAAATATAGTTGCCCGGTCGTTCCGATCATCAAACGCCAGCCCGCAGATCCTCCTGCTGTTCCCATGGTGCCGACGAGTTGTTGCCACCCAGATGCAGGCCTAGTTACGTGATAAATCCAACACTCTACGCAGAAATCAACGCTCGTAAATTGCCAATCGGCAGAATGAGGTGTAGTTAATCTGGCGGTCGTTCCGTTGAAGTACGCCGAATATCCTCCCGCTTTGGCTTGAGCAGCGCTCCGAACAGCATTTGTCAGAGTAATAGCATGTCCATTTATGTCCGTCAACCCAGCCGTATCCATATGCATGCCGAGTACCCGCGATGCTGCATACGGGTCGCCTGTCATGTAATCGGACAGGGAGAATGTCAATGGATAGCCACGCCCGACGACCGCCGAAATCTGGTAAATCTTGCCGAACAGGTTTGGTTGAGTGTCTCCAAAATCAGCAGTTTGCTGCGCCAAAGTATAAACGATAGACGGAGATGAACTGGCGATGGTACGCTTTACCGTTGAGTAGCCACTGCTGAAAATGTCAACTTCGTAAGACTCTGCCGCTTCGCCCAGCGAGGCATTAACGAAATCCCGCCAGGCACCGCCAACCCGCGTGCGGCGAATCCAGGACACGTTCCAGTTATAGGACGGGTCGTGGTCTCCCTTGGCGTAGCAAGGCGACAGGCACTCAAGATTGACACCGGAATAAGTAAAATTCAGATCGGAGGCGCTGTCAAACGTTTGTCCGAAAGTTACTCCACGGAAGGAACGCGCAAGTCCGATGCTATTCGTATTGACGCTGATAAATTCTACGGAAGCAACATCTAGTTCGACGATGTAATCCCCGATGGCATGCGTCCCGCATGCCCATTCCGTACCCTGCCGGCCCCGCAGAATATTGCTGAGAATGTAGGTTCCGTCGCTTTGCAGGGTGCAGGTCCTGGCTTGGATGATCTCCCATCGTCCATGCGCTCCGTAGGCGAAGGCATTGCCGCCATTGAGCAGCGCGTCTTGCGTGATGCTCGATAGATCGGCGGAAATGAAGGACGCCGTGAGTCGGCTGGCCGTATCCATCAAATCGGTGCGGTAGGCACCGATGGTATTGACAGCGAATCCGATGACCGATCCGGGGGGAAGGTAGGATTGAAGATCGGTCCAGGTCTGCCCCGAGTCATCCGAGCGGAACAATTCACCACCGGGCCAGGTTGGCATGATCCCATCCATAGCGACCACATAACCCGCCGTGTCAAGATCATCGAGCAGCAGGGGAATGTCCATTGGAACAATGACGGACGAGCCATCCACGGACAATGTTCGACCAGTAGATTGCCCTTCGTCGGCCACGGCATTGCGCACATAGATCGCCGCGCTGTGATACTTGGCTGCGCACTCCAGCCGGCCATCCTGAGTATAGGTGATCTGTGTCAGTCGTAGCGAGTACGTCGCTTCGTCCGCGTTGATCGTAATGGTGTCGCCCGACTCCAGATGGTTATAGGTCGGTGGTAGTCGGAAACTCAGGTCGTAACGCTCCATCCAGTACAGATAGAGCAGCGTCTGCACGATGCCCAGTGCCTCCGACGCGTTGAGCACAATTGCCAGATCGAGCTTGGTGATGTTGATCGCGTCAGTGTTGAGGCGCTCATCCGCCTGTGTGCCCACGTCGTATTCACGGGCCACATCCAGGTAGTTCAGCACCAGGCGGCGAGGCAACTGGCTGTCCATCTCGCGGGAATTGGTGATCGATACTCCCGATGCGTCACCCGCGCCTCGCGCATCCAGATCAGCCGCCGGAATGGTGGCCACACTGCTGCTGCCACGCATCCGGAACTTGATAGTGTAGCCGTGCTGAATCACATCAAACGGCCACGCGCCTTGCAGCGGCTCAATGGCCCCGCGAATCGATCCGACGTTGGAAATCTTGTACCCGCGCACCAGCTGCGTGAGTTCGCTCGTATCGATATCACCGAGCGCCAGCAGATTGCTGCGCAGGCACTCCGCCTGAACAATGCTGGCCAGCGTCACGGTCGTTCCAGCAAAAGACGTGAGTTTGGTTGTTACAACACGATTATTGACGCCCCACTTGATGAAAAGCGGGTAGGCCATATGCGATCCACCGTGCTCCTCGTAGGAATCTGTTCCGGGTGCAGTGGCACCTAGGTAGATATAACCTGTTTCCTCGACCTGATACCACTGGGCCCCACACTCGACAATACAGATGCCGTCGCTGCGTTCACGGATGACCGCATCATCGCCGCCGACGGTATTGGTAAACCCCATCGTGGCCGATCCCGGCATGGCAACTGACCAGACTTCGGTCCACTCTTTGTCCATGCATACGAAATCAACGAAGCCGCTGGTTTTCAATCCAATGGCGTAATTGAAATTCTCGCCAAGAAAGATATCGTGCCACGCGCCGTGCGTCGATGCCTGGGTTGTCTGACTGACCAGAACCGCGGTTCCCTGCGACATATCCCAAAGCTTCGATGGATCGTTCTGCACGTCGAGCAGATAATATTCATCTCCGCGCTTGTGCAGGTTCGCTGTCTGATTGGCAACTCCTATTCCGGCAAGGGTCACTGATTTAAACATGGCCCCGGTTTCATCCCAGAACTTCACCGAAGACGAATCCGCTGCGGCGATCATGGGAATATCTGACCAGCCATCAAGCGCCATTCCACCTGTTGGCTCAGCAAAGGAGCTGATGACTCGCTCCGTGCCGGTTACGATGTTCCGTGCGTAGCAGCGCACCAGACCACCGCCATACAGGTCGTTATCCCATTTGAACAAGTATATTTCCATGTCCTTCATGCACATGGCAGAAGAATCATAAAGGCGCGTTGATGATCCTGACCGAAGTACATTTGAAACAATAGTCGGGCCGCCCGATGAACCAGCACAGACGACCTCGACCTTGATCTGCGCCGCCAACAGGCTGTTTCCGTAATCCGCCAGCGGGAAATCCTTGAGCACGATATACGCCAGGCCTCGATATCCGGGCACGTTGCCCACACCAAGCGTGGCCTGCATCCGGTCATCGGGCATCTGCGTTGCCGTGCCGAGGTACAGCGTGAAAAGCTCCGACGCCGAATTGCTGGCGATGATGGTTGACAGGTCATCGCTGCCCGCGTCATAGATCAGCTTGGAACCGGCCCAAATTCGGCGCGCCCCCGCAATAGGATTCCCGCCACGGCAATCGAGCAAGCCAACGGCAAAGGTCGCGTAGTAGGTCGGCGTCTTTGTCGTCGTCGTCGGGCCGCCTTTTCCGCCGGATTTCGTCTTCTTGATGACCGTTTTGTAGTGGCCGTTTTCGAGCCAGAAAACATTGCCGACGACCGGAATGGTGCCGTATCCACGTGCAATGTCGGCGCCGTAGGTGCTGGTCTGAACCGTGGTGTCGTTGAGGCCGGGAACGTTGATGGTGGTTTTTACGGGGTCGAGATAACCGCCGACGGTCATGCCGATCTGAGCGCCGTAAAGAGCACCCGACGGACCGCCGATAAAAAATCCTCCAACTGCCCCGATGACCCCGCCTGCCGCCTGCCCGAAGGTGCTCATACCACCCCCCGGAATCGGTAAACGCGCACAATGCGCCGCGCCCATTGTTCAGTCAGTTGGTGCCGGCAGACTTTCCCCACCACGGAATAGGCATGGATGATGGTTTCTCCGTCGAGGATGGCTAAGTGCTGCGGATCTCCGCCGAAGCGCATCAGCAGCACATCACCCGTCTGCTTGACCGCTACGCGTTCCAGGCACGGCTGAAGATCGAGCGCCATCTCAAGCAGCCCGTTGGACGGGTTGCGGCTGTAGCCGTCTATATCGATATATTCAACACCGAGGTATTGGGCTACGGCAATGAGCAATCCGGCGCAATCGAGCGCCAGTCCGGGAATTCGGCCCTGATGCTTAAAAGGCGTATCAATACACGAACGCGCCACTGTCAGAATATCGTAAACGGTCATTGTCCACCCACCTTTGCATATGTCGATCCTGTCGGAATAAAACTAAAACCGAAGAAGTTTATTATATTACTAGGTGTCTGCGCCTTGCAATCTGATTCTCTTTTACGACATCCTTTTATAGCTACATAGCTATCACCGATGACTGGAAGATAATGAAACGCATCAAAAGTCTCAAATACGCCAGCTACAAACGACTTTATTTCAAGAGGTTTTAATCCAGCATTTAGACCGCTAGTTAATTGAATAGTGCCGGCCCCAAACCAGTCAGCGACTTCTGATCTTGAACTATCCGAAACAATTGATCGACTGGCGACAGACGAGACAGTTCCAGTAACTGTAACAGTCGCCAGAGCAATTCCGCACCATGCATCACCGTAGGTGTTTCCACATGATACCGTAAAGGTATTGCCAGTACTCTGACTAAGTGTATCCACTAGAGCCATTCTCTTCTTCGTATACCGCTTATCATTAAATGTGGTTTTACCTAGGATAGAGGCAACGATAGGTTCTTCATCTTCAATCGGGTTATTCCATGTAGTGGCGAACAAATACGCTCTCGCGCCATCGAAAATCCCACTAGCTACTGCATCATAACTGATCCCTGATAAACTAGCGATACCTTCAAGATCAACCATAGCTGGTGAAAGATTTGAAGCGGCTGTATAACCAGTAAATTCGTGACTTGCTCCAGTTGCGTAAACAACACCATTGCTCATCATTAAATCACGAATATAGTGCGTTATACGTATCACTACACCGAGTTTTGTAACAATACGCAAACACAAAACGCGCTGATGATAATTTGCTATAATTGATTTCATGGATTTATTAATTCAATGAGTTCGACACCAGAAAGAGATCGTAATGCATGGTAATCTTGGCCAACTTCAACCGTTGTATCGAATCTAACCGGGATATCGAATTCACATCCACCATTGACAGCATGTGTAGGCTCAGCGTGCCCGCCACTGACATATGTCGAAAATGAAGTAGAATTAATGTTAACCGTTATCGTAGTAGCCGTTGTAGCTATAACTGTGCCTGTCAAACCATTCATTTGAGTCATTCCAACCACATTTGAAAAATACACAGCGTTGCCATTAACCATCGCATGTGTGCCAACGGTGACTATAGCACTTGCAGCGTTTGTAATGGCTGATACATTGTACAAAATATTGGCCGATGGGCCGCTAGTAAATGTCACAATACCAGTTGTTAGGTCGACAGTCGAGAAAGCTGTTTTATCGACTCCAACAATGCTCACTTTCACAGTGCCAGACACTGGTTTAAAGATCGTTCGTTCGCCACCAGATGACGCATAGACTTTTCGCAACTGGAATTGCCCAGCACCTACCCTGACTAATGGTTGGTCCAAAGCCGTAGGCACACCCGTAGCGGCGTTTGTGCTAAAATCATCAAGACAACGGACCCTGAATCCTTTATATTTGCAAAAACATTTGTGATACAAATTCAATATGTCTGGATACAAATCCACCAAATCAACTGTAAAATCCATTTTAAACCGTCGTTTAGGAAATGGATTAATAAGTCTGCGATATTCTTGATCGCCTCTAGTTTCAGTAATTTCTACATTGTATTCATCGACGTATGTAGAGCCAAGAACTACAGCATCTACGATTAATCGCTCTTCTAAAAATGGGTTGATACTCATTACCTATACCTCGAAGCATTATTAAAAGCGTTAACCACATCACGAGCGCCGGCTCCGATCGATCTACGCATTTCAGCAGGCGAACCAACAGGTACGTGAATGTTAATAGTTGTCGAACTACTTTTATTAGGCGTTATCTGACCAGAACTAGAAGGCGTAAATCGTTCTGGGCCGTTTTCTCCGACATTGTAGGTTTTACCTTGTAGCACAGGACCGCCAAGAGCTCTTGAACCAGATACAGCTCCGAATAAGCTGCCAACTGCAGCTGTACCAGCACCTGTACCTGATGCTGGTCCACCGCCAAATAATCCGCTGATCCCACTTAGTAACCCGCCAAAAATTCCGCTCGAATCACTCGAACTAGAACTAGAACCGCCGCCCAAAATTCCGCTCAATCCGCCTAAATTTTTCCAGATCGCTGACATATCTGATTTTAGTTCAAGCTTAACCATATCTTCGATCATTGAAGATATTAAACTTCCAAAATTGAGTTTTCCAGTTTTAGTAAATTTGATAAGTGATTCAGCCATTTTGTCAAATGAACCTGTTACAACGGATTCTATATTGCGGATAGTCGGAGTCATAAACTCCATCTGGCTATCTAACTTAGCGATCAACTGAGCCTGTTGCTCGAGTGTAAATGCTGATGAATTTTGAATTAATTCACGCATTTTCTCGTATTTTTCAGTTACGTCCATGAGCCAAGCTTCGTCTGACGTAGCGAAAAACGAGTCAACCGTTTTCTTATCAGTTTTACGAAGTTTGTCTATTTCAGCTTGTTTAGCAATGTCAAACTTGTTTGCAGTATCAGTATCGCCACCTGAACGCGCATTAACGGCCATTTTACCTTCATTTTGCTCCCACTTACGAAGGAATTTAGCCTCTTCACTTAGTTTCAAGGCCCCAGACTCGATCATTGCGTCGTCTGCAGCTTTTTGCTCGTCTCTACGCTGTTTCGTATTTTCTCTGACTAATTTAGTCATAGCAACCTGATAATCACTCTCAATGCCAAGTATTTTGGCATTGAGCGTTTTTATTTGCTCAGGGTCTTTTGTATCAGCTAAACCACGAGTAACAATAGCTTTTTCTGCTTCCGTATATTTTTGAAGTGCGGCAACTTGGGCTGTGAAAGCTTGATTGATTGTAACTGATCCGTCTTCGACTAGATTTTTCAAACCCTCAGTAAATTGTGTGTATGCATCCTTCACCTCTGTCAAATCAGATGTTATATCTTTGACAAGAGTTGATCTTTGTTTTTTGCCTTTGCCGCTTGCTCCAGTTGCAGCATCTGAGTTGTATTTACCAGGAGTAGTACCCATTGCTTGCAACTCTTGATAACGCTCCATAGCATTTTTAACGCGAGCTTGAGTAAGCCCCATTTGTTCGGCGACTGATTTACTATCAGGCGTAGCAGCCTTTAACTTAGCTGCATGTTTAGCAGTTATATCCTTCTTCATATCTTCATTGACTTGATCATACACCTTCATCTGCTTTGTATGTTCAGCCGTCAACTTAATCATTTCTTTCTTGTAGCCAGATGTAAAATCGAACTGCATCGGTTTGATTTTATCTATATCCATGCCCAAAGTATTCAAAACACTAGCGCCCAAATTCCTTAGACTTACTAGGAACATGTTAATGTTATTTGCAGCGCCTTCGAACGCTGCCCCAAAAGCAGCAGGGATTATTACCTTCAGCATATTGAAAGTGTATGCCAATTTTTCGACGCTTTGAACAAGGTGGTTAACCATGATACGACCAGCTTGTTCTACAAACTCGAACTTTTCTTTCAGGTATGTTCCAAAAGCCCAACCAGCAGCGAAAGCCGCAAGAGCGCCCAATATACCTTGTATTACAAGAAGACCTCGACCAAGTACAGCTGAGGCCCCACCGGCCGCTGTCATAGCCGCTGCTGCGCCTGTTAATGGGATAATCAAACCTATAACACCAACTCTTAGCAGAATCAACATTTCAATAAGCAATATAGTTTCGTCGCTATATTTACGGATAAACTCTATTACTGATATACCTGTTGAAACGAAAGATACGAAAGCGTTTGCAGCATTAATCACACCATTTGTAAACTTAATGATGTCATCTGATGATATACCTTCGATAAATTTAGCAACCTTCAAAAATGCTTGGCCAACAATTTCGCTAAACGTTACAAAAGCTGGCGATGAGTCCGTGACCTTTTTAGAAATAGAATCAAATATCGCGCCTAGTCCAAGCGCCATACTATTTGTAGACATCTCTTTAAACAAGTCAAAAACAACCGTCTTCAATCGTTCCTTGGCAGCATTCAAGCTTTTACTGGCTATAATAGCCGCTTCGCCAAAACGTTTATTCAACTCATCAGGTAATCGAGACAAGAAATCAATAGCCGTTATTCCACCTTTAGCGACTTTAGTCATGAACTTGTCCATGGTCATACCCATAGCTGCAGCTCCGATCTGCAACGCACCAGGAACATGTTCGCCGAATTGTTGACGCAATTCCTCCATACTCACTTTACCCTTACTAGCCATTTGGATAAGTGAGTTAAAAATTCGTTCGACAGTTTGTGGAGTTGAGTGCATAATCGTCGTTACAGCTGTAACAGATTCAAATAACTTCTTCATGTCAATCTCTGACATCAACCCTTTTGTAGCAGCTGTAAGTTGTGAGTATCCTTTCATTAAGCCATGAATAGCTACGCCGTATGACATAGCAGCGCCTTTTACGTAATCATAAGCTTCGCCAGACTTTACGACGTCACCTGTGGTAACATTCATCATTGCGATAAATGAACTATATTCTCGATTGACTTTGATCAACTCATCAATGAAAGACCGAAACATATTCATTGGTTGAAAAGCCGCGATCAACCCTGAAATACCTGACAAATCTCTTTGAAATGATTTAAAAAACCTTGACAACGATGAAAAATGACCAGCCATCTGACTTGTTGATTTTCCGCTAGTATTACTCATGTTAATGAGCGTGTTATTAACGGTGTTCGCGGTGTAATTAATCGAATTCAGTTGAGCGTTAACTGTCGCAGCGCCAGATTGAGCGCCTGTCGCATCAATGACTACGTATAAGGTATTAGTAGCATTTCCCATATTAGCCTTCGAAATTCTCTAAGTTAGATGCTGTAGATTCTACAAATTCGCGCAATTCGATGTTGGTCAATAATGCGTACGTAGCCATTTCAGCTGTATATGGAACGTCTGAATTATCGATATGCTTCAACTCTTTCCAATCAACTAGCAAACCTTCGGCCATCGCTTTACAAGCGTCTTTAACGGATATTTGATTGTCAGCAGTGTATTTAGCAACAGCAGACTTAAATATCTTATTGCTAACGTGAGCGATTTTTAACTCCGTTTTACCGAGTTTGAACCAGCGACCAGTCCGCATTTCATCAGCATTCAAATCAACTTGATTTAGCATATTAACCTATGAACGAATAATCAATGATACAATTGACTTGATACCAACCAGATTTGACCGTGTTTAAACCCATCGCAACACTTTCGCCAACGGTAATTACATCGTGTTGATCGAAAACAAGCGTGTTATATATTACGCGATCAAATATCAAACCAGCGATACGCGCTAACTCCAACGCTCGGCCAGCGCCAGTGTCAACTTTAACAAATACCTGAACGTGAACTGAACCGCCTCTGTGCGATCCGATTTTGAACCCAATCTTTTTACCACCCCGTGGCAACACTGTAAGTCTAACCCATTCAGGTAGACCGCTAGTTTCTAGTCGAGTATTGCTATGCTCAACAGGTGTTTCAAACCAGTTGTCAACGAATCTCTGAACGATAAAATTATTTACTTCGATATCAGTCATTTTATTCTCGCGATAGCATTTCGAAGTACACCTGTAGGAGCTTTATCAGACCAACCGTACTCCAATGGAATAGCATAAGGAGCGCCGTTGGTTACAAATAACTTATCGAATTTTGCTGGAAAAGTAAAGAGCGAACCGACAGAACCACCACGAATCCCATTGAATTCAAAAACAGGTGTATCGGCGCTTATACGCCAGGATTGTTGGAAACTACCAGTATCGACTGGAGAATGATAAACAACATCAGATAAAATTGTTTTGGCAATGTCTATGGCGCGTTCTCTTGTAGACGCTTTCACCACATCCATAAAACTGGATGGATGTTTATCCCAATAAGCGCCGCTTTTAGCCATATAAACCTAAGTTGTTGTTTTATATAACCTATTTTAAACGCTCTGAACTACTTCAACTTAGCTACTTAATAGTAACATATAAGCTAACTAATAAAAAGCTATTCAGAGCGTATGCCTGAGCGCTATAATTATGTACAGAGCGCTAAATTATTGCTTTTCAGCTATTATTGTAAAAACAACAGCTTTAGAACCAACCAAAGAATCGATTTTATTTATTATTCTGTAATCGAAATCTAAAACATTCAGCACGTCATAAAAATCGATGTCTTTAATGACTTCAGCAATGATTATCAATTTAACCATTGTCGACTTGATAACGGAACCGGACAATTCTTGGGTTGTAAACTTATCGAAAACAACTTCTACAGGTGTTACAACTTCATCTTCCAAATCATTCGTGCTGGTATACGTATTAAAGGCCCGCGTTCTTTTGATTAGCGAGCCTTTATACAGTGCTTCAGGCATTGCAGCCCGAAGCGATGATACTGTCAATGCTATAATCTGATCTACATTCATGATCTCAATGCATTAACTGAATGCGCCATGTTATTCGTTGGCCCTGTATACGTGCCAAGACCAGCCAATAGTCGGATCAAGAAACTGGGTATACCCACCACAGAATTGTCTGTGAATTTAAGATCGATAGGTCCGACCTTAATACCTGAAACATTCGATTCAAACTGATTCAAGCCGCCGTTTTTGATCAGATACATCATTAAATAACAAGTGGCTTGCATCACAATATTCGGGATACGGTCAACTGGCAGCAGACGCTCGTCTGAATCATAGGCATCGTTACGAGGCCAGCGAAGAGCTTGCGTATCAGAACAGATTGTTCCGAACCAATCAAATTGGGAATCCAGCAACCGCGTAGCGTCTATTGCAGCGGCTTCTTTAGACGCAAGCAGTGTAGGCCAAATTCCTGTTGTCGTTTGGGATGCGAAAAAAGCATCAGCATACGCAATTGTTACGTAGCTGTCAGCTGCCGCGTCGCCAATGACCGTATTTAGAGCCATGATTACTTGGCAGGAGACTTAGTAGCTGCGGCCTTGAGCGAATTATCTGCTACAGGTTTTTCGTCTTTGACTTCGACCTCAGCTGCAACTCGCTCACAACCATAGAAAGTCGTCAAAACATTCTCGACTAGTTTCCCTTCTTCATCGTTCAGAGTGACTTCGCCGTCTTCAAAAACGACGCCGCCAATGAGCTGCTTGCCTTCGGATTTGTACAAGGTACGATATTTGATCACGGTAATACTCCAGTGGAATTGTAAAGACGAAACCAGCGGCTTTCGCCGCTGGCTAACCGAACTTAATCAGTAATACCCTTGACGCAAGCTAGACCGAGTTCACTGAACAGAGCCAGACCGCAATACATCTTGACGCGGGTGATGACTTCGTCCTTGGTTTCGCTGGTGCCGACCTTTTCAACACGAACGCCAGCGGCGTCCATTGCTGTAAGACCGGTCAGGCCATGCGTGCCGCTACCGTCGTCGAAAGTACCACCAAAGACCGTAGTGCAAACAGAACCTGACGTGCCTTGAACCTGATTGACCGGAATCCAGTCATTGCGGAACAGAGGAACATTACGATAGGCCGGAATCTGTCGACCAGATGGAAGGGTAACAACATCGCCGATGCTGGCGCCGCCAAGACCACGCAGCAAAGCGTAGTACTTGCGAAGAGTACGTGCCGGCAACATGATATAGTCGACAGAGCCGTCCTTGTCCTTAACCTGATCGATCAGGGCATCCAACAGGTCAAAAGTGAAAGGTGCGCCGTTGGTCGCCGCCGAGATAACGTTCGCAGCTGGCATCAGAGTAAGCATGCCTTCGAAGGTATCCGACGTACCAAGACCATTAACCATGGTATTCTGGAACTGGCGACCAATCGACTTCGCTTTGGAGGCGACTTGAACAGCCGTTTGATCAGTGATATTGGAACGGGTTGCTTGAATCAAACCATTGACTTCGGCGTCGCCCAGCAAAGTAGTCAGAGCAGCTGACTTTTTCGTGAACGTTGCAGGCGCCTTAGCAGTGATCGTGCCGCCAACACCCAGGAATTGGACGTCGCCAAGAGCGAGTTCGCGATTGTACGACAGTGCATTACCTTCGATTTCGGTGAAGGGCATGACTTCGAAGATCGGATTGACTTCAACAACTTGTTCAATCACGCCGGCGAGCAGCATGTCTTGCGTGAGTTTTGCGGCTTCGGCTAGGGTTACGGTTGCCATTTTACATCTCCTTAGTGATAAGTTATTTACCCCTCACCGAGGAGTGCTGAATATCATAAACGCCACCAGACGTTTTGATTGTTTACAAGATATTTTAAAGTTTATGATGACCCATGTACATATTTTAACTCATGGACCATGATAAAAGGGCAAAAAATAAGCCGCTGGAAGCGGCTTATTCTTCGAAACTAAATTATTGCAGCGCAGCAAGACCTGCAGAGATTTTCTGCGTTGAAGTCCTTTTCTCACTCAGATGGTTATTAACACCTGTATTCTGACGACGACCTTGAGCGTTACCGCCAACGGATTCACCAAACAGATGGGGTGCCTGCTTCGACAAAGTGGTAATCCACTCTTCGACGCTCATCGTGTTTACGCCGTCTTTGCCGTATACTGGTTTGCCATCGGTATGCGGAACAGCTTTACCATCAACGATTTTGAAGGTAGTTTTAGCACGAAGCATCACGTCATCAACAGCCGTTGGCAACACACCAGCTTCAAGTGCTTTGACACGAACGGCAGAGTCGATAACCAAACTTTCAAGTTGCTTGTTGGAAACTTCGAGTTTTTGGCCCAAATCAGTAACAATCGTAGAATGCTCTTGTTGCATCGAAGCGATACGCGACGTAACAACTTCTTCGATCTTGCCAGCGTCAACAAGTTCTTTGTCGGTTACTCGCTTTTCAAGACTCAGTAGCGTATTGTATTTTTTCGGATCGATACCTTTGAATTCTTCAGCCTTTTTCAAAAGATCGATATTTGTTTGACGGAATTCGTCAAGTTTTTCGCGAGGAACAGCGCCTTCGACATTCAGACGGAATTTTCCGCCTTCGATTCCTTCGTACAACGCGCGATGCGGTTCGGCAACAACGTTAATATCATCGACAATATATTTAAGCATGGTATTACTCCTTTGAAGTGGTTGATTGATTTGTGGTCTTTCCGGTTGCTTCAGAAACTGTCTTTCGTACTGCCTCTAAATCCTTAACACGAGCTTCTATTTCCAACTTCACTTCGGAATCTTCGGCATCAGGATTCAAACGACGACCCTTACGAAGATTAAAGATCAGTGTATCAAGGCCGATAGCACCTTCAATATAACCATTAAACAATGCTGTCATTTCCGCTGGCGACAAAGCAACATCCATGAAATCAATGTCTAAAGTTATTTGAACTTCGTCTGGGTCTTCTTTCAAAAACACGGCTATTTGTTTGTACACAACATTCAACGCTGTTTGAAGAGCTAAAATAACCGTTGTAAGAGATGCGGTTTCAGACATGTATCGCATCTTAACTGCATCAGTCGATTCAGAACCTCTGGTACTATTATCTAGCAATCTAGCTGACAGCGAAGCCAGTTGACTCTGTTTTTCGCTCATAGCTTTTTCAAGACTTTGCAAACCTTGACCTGTAAATTCAAGATACTTTGCGTCAGCTCCTTTTTCTGGCAAAATCAAAAATTTAGTCGATCCAATATATAGATCAGTGCTAGCATCTGCTCCCATAACTACAGGAGTTGGCAAACCTGTAAAATGTCGACCATGTTCAAGATCAGCGCTTGACAAATAATGTGAGATATTAATGTTCGCAATATCCAACATCATCGGTTTACAATCCATTAAACCAAGTCCTACAGGATTGACAGCAAAGAACGGAGTTTCTTCTAAAGCTATACCAGAAATCGTCGGCGTTATAGTGACAGCTTCTTCACCATCTTCGTGCAAAATCTGTGTATAGATTCCGTCAATCATCCTAAGTTCACGATAACGAATTCTTTGTTCGATAGTATACTCGTCGATATACTTATCAAAAACTTCTTGCAACATCAAAAATTCAAGATCGCTGCTGTCTTTATCAAAACGCCAGTTAGTCATGTCTTCAGCGGCGTACATGGCTATGTAGGGTTTGCCGTCTCGACCCCAATCAATCAACATGCCAAAACGACTTTGGAGTAATATCTCATTTAAAGCCGTAGAAAATACCTCCATAAACTGCGGCGATTTAACACCCGTAAATAGATACGCCATCGAGTCCGGGTATTTTAATTTAGCAGGAGTCATTGTAGCCATTCCAACCATTGCGGCTACAGATTTAGATGTTATAGAGTAAAACATTGCTCTATTTTTATAACTCTTATAATCAACGTCACTCTGACCTGTCAATTTCGGTAAATATCTTACGCCGGCGGCTTTGATCGCATCTTCACCTTCGTAAGCATCGCGGCATTTCCGCCATTGGTCTGAGCGTTTTACATATGTCGGATGTTTGTTATCGATTGACATGATCAGGTTCCTTTAATATTTCCAAGTTTCAATTGACGTTCAGCATTTAATAACCGATACCGAATAACGTCCCAAATATGATCTTCACCCTGCGTATCAATATCTTCGACATTCGACTTGTCGTTTTCAAGATTTGGAACAGTTCTAATCGTGTGATGACAAGTTGAGAATACAAAAATTCCAGGCCGTTCCATTGGTCTTTGTGCAGACGCGCCTAATCTAGTTCTCATTAATTCAACACCACGAATTCTAGAACCTGGAGACTTGTCACTTCTAATGTAAATTACATCTTGATCGGCCATTTCATCAGCAATACTACGACGACCAGGTTCACTCGAAAAAATAGCATTGTCAGCTGGTCCTGGTTTTACAAATTTACCCCAATGTTCGTCATCTTCGCCATTCTTAATTCTTTTAGCCTGAGCTTCAGCCGTCAATCTCAAACCTTCAAACCGTTGGTTTGCCAAGTAGCATTCTTTAATGATGAATATTGATTTTGGTTGAACCCAGCAAATATCGCCAGTGCTATCAACAAATTCAGAACCGTCAGATTCGGCGAACCACAAATTAGCTGCTGGCGCTGATGATCCATAGTCATAACCTCTATCTATTCTCCAAGAAGGTGGAATATTGAATGGATCAACAACGTGATATTTAGCTCGCCACAAATCAGCGAAACCACCTGTCGACAGACACTCCCAATCGCCATCGATCATTGCCGAAACAGTTGCGCTATCGCCCATACCACGAACACGTCGAATGTAGTCTGGGTCATTTCGCAGCAAAATTTTGTTGTCAGTTAATTTCGAAGGTACATATTGACGAAGCATCCCACCCTCTTCTGCAGGTGCTTCAAATACTCGACCTTGTCCAAAATCAACAAAGTTTGACTTGAAGTAATGATGCCCAACGCCGCCAGGATTCGTCACGTATAAGATTCTTGGAAATAATCCCTTCCATTTATCTGGTACGTTCATCGAACCAAGACGAACACGTGATCTTAAAAACCTAACCATTAATGGCGTAAAGTGTGTAGCCTCATCTAAAATCAGAAAACCTATTTGGGCGCCTTGATGAGCATACACGTCGCTCTCATGCTGAGCATGCGCAAGTTGAATTCTACTACCATTCCAAAATGTGAAAGAGTAATCTGACTTGCTGTAAACAACATCGCCAGCATCGATTAATTCATGCAGCATTTCCAAGTATCCACCAGGCGTATGGATATGGTTAGCTAAAACTTCTTTGAAAGTCCTACGAAAAAGATAAGTTATTAAGCCAGGAATTTCCATGCAATAAATGATACTTGCGACTCTGGCCAAATAACTTTTGCCGCCACCAAGTGCTCCGCCAAAAAGAACTTCACACGCACTTGTTGTTAAAGCTGTTTTCTGCGTTGGGTATAATTTGAAATCAGTAGCCATTAACTACGGCATCAACGGTATTTTGAATCAGCGCTTGCTGATTTTGTTGTAGTATTTCAGCATCTACTACGTCAGTATCATCGAACAAGGAAACAGAAACGCGTCTAGTATTTTCAAATACACCACGCACTTCCAATGATTTCAATTCAGGTTCAACGTATTTTGCAATAACACGGTGGCAGTCAAATTCGAGACGTTCGTCTTCCGTACTGTGTGCCAATTTTGCTATTGACACAAGCGGATGATATTCAGGATAAAAACGTCTTATCTCATTGAGGACATTCGACGTACTCATAAAAACCTTTTATGTATCAATATTCAAATTATAAACTAAGAATTAAGTATAGGATTAGTTTATTCTGTGGTTCCATGATCTGAATTTTCGTTAGCCCTTATCATTGATCTAAATAGATTGGCGATCTTATTACTAACAACGGTCTTATCAATTTGAATTTGCTGATATGGCGCTGGTACAATCTTTTCATTTGACAAATAATACTGATCGACATATGATTTCGAAATGTATACAATGACTAACGCTTCCCAATTCGATAATGTCGTCTTTGTAACTTGAGACCAGTTGTTTAAATCAACCCAATCGATGGGCATCAAACCCATACCTGAACTTTTAGAAAAACCAAGTTCTTGCGCATAATTCATCAAATATTCGGCGTAGTCAAGTTCAGGCATTTCGAGCAAAATCGAAGGTTGCTCAGCATTCGTGTATATATCAAACCTGGTTAACTCCTGTTTGCTAGGTTTAGAATGCAACCATGCTAGATGCCTAGCAAACAGAGCTAATTTCTCAACTACGCCTTGAAGAAATTTTCACGATCATTGATAAACTCATCAACTTGTTGACGAAGCCACTGATATTTCAGATATAAATCCGTAGCTGCTTCATGTGAAAACTGAACACTTGAACCATTTTCGCTGATGCCAGACCAACCAACCGTACAGGTTGCCAACATTTCGCAACCGATTTTTTCAGCTTCATCGACATCAAAAGATTGCGGCTTTTTGGTACGCAACTGTTTCCGTGCACGATTTTTCATCGCATCACGCAAAACCGTCGAATCAGAGCCCAAAAGAGTAATTGTGGCAGGCTTTTTGTTATCGTCCAACAATACTTCATCCGTTACAGGGTGCTTCACCTCCATCGTATTACCGACGTCAGCACCTTCAGATAGGTTCAGTGTATTCAGGTCCATGCTTGTCTCCAAATGATAAAGGATAAAGGACCCGAAGGTCCTTTTGTTAGCGAAAAATTACTTTTTACGGCACTTCGATAATATCGTTATCGATTTCGAAATTGACCGTAGCAGATGTGATTTGATCGACACTGCCGACGTTAGTCGTGTAACTCGAAATTTGCGCGGTGAAGTAGAAGATAGTGCCATCTTGCAACGTCACCTTAATTGAGTAACTATTGTCGCTAACAACCGCTGCAGTCAAAAGAGTTTGACCAGCATCACTTGGAACTCGCGCCATTTGAGCGGCAATCGTACCATCGTCATACGAACCTTTACGCTTGACCGTACGACGATCTTTCAGCAGGTTCAGTTTAACGACGTTGTAAACGCGACCAAACTCGCCAAGATCGGTAACTTCGCCGATACTGGTCCAGGTAAGCGCTGCAAAAGTAGCAGCAAGATACGTTACAGGAAGAGCGGCAGAAATCGAAATATCTGTGCCGGCAGACGTAAAAGCTAGTGACTGTGCCATGATTGTGCTCCCAAAATAAGTGGAGGTGGTTTAACGCGGCACCGCCGCCAGAATTTAATTATACAACTAATTGCATTTCATAATGGGTCTAAAAGCAAAGACCCCCAGATATTAAAAACCATCCTGGCTTTCAATAGCATTTTGAAGCAAATTCAACATCACCGTTGTTTTGGCGCAGTCATTAACGACTTCTGACTCCTCTGAAGAGATTCCTCTAACAGATATTGGGTCGGAGCCGTTTGCATTAAGTCTGATGCTGGTCTGAACACTGTTACTTGAGGCGGTGGACACACGAGATTTGACGCGCATCCCATTACACTTGCCAGACTCAATACAACGGCGAAGCGTTTCGCCATTTTTATTCGCATCTGCGAGCAATGTACTTTGAGTTGCAAAAATTTTCTGATATTTGATAGCGTCTTCACGATTTTTTTCCTCGATTCTTAAAAACTCAGCTTGTTCATCTTGCTGATATTTAATAAATTTCTGTTCGATTTCGACCCTACTCTGTTTGGCACTTTCAACTCTGAGTTCTTGAATTTTCCAAGTTACAGTACCACCTGTCGTAACTCCAAACGTAAAAACACCAAATAAAATAGTCACCAACATTGTTGGGTTTAATACGATTTTACTGATTAACCAGGTAAGCATGTTATTTGTCCCTATGTTTTAAATCGTCATACAAATCACAAAAGCTTACAGCTACTGGATTATTAGGATACCAGCAAGGTCCCCAACATTCGTGACGGACTTTCGAATTTATGTCAATCGGACACAGTTGATTCTTGCACACGTTTGGCTGCGATTGCGGCTTTTTCTCTGGATGAAATACCATAATCACCTCGCATGCAGATGTTATAAGCTCTTTCTCTATCTTTCGGAATTCCGCCACACTTGTTTGCAGGTATCGTACAATCTCTTTTACCTATAAACTTATATCGTCTAATTACTTCACAACCACCAGCATAATCGCCGGCTCTGAATTTCGTAATTATACCTGAGTTACAAATCCTGCTTACGCCCAAATTATACGCAGAATCGACTAAAAAATCAAATTCGTACTGCGTTAAAACGAGATCGGGTACGCATTTCTTTATACCATCAGCGTAAGTTTTATTCGCAGTATCTACAAGCAATTTTTGCGCGTCAAGTCTTGAAATAGAATCGCCTAATTCAACGTGTGAGCCGTCAGCTTTTACAGTGCTACCATATCCATATGTTGGTACATCGCCTGGTACTGGAATCATAGCATTTTTCTCAAAACCTTCACGTAAAGCTATTCCGCCAATTGCTGTTAACGAAACAAATAAACCAACTATAGCTTTACGTTTTTGATTTTGATTCACTTCTCGCCTTTAATCCAGTATCCCAACAATAAACCAGATATAGGTCCAACGGTTGCGCTAAAATCTTGCCAAGACATGCTGGAACGCCAAAATGAAAAGCAAGTTGTTCCAACGTAAAGTATTATAACTATAGTTGTTAGCCAACCAATGAATTTATCCTTGTTCATCTGAATTCATTTTCGGTTGAGCAATAATCCGTGCTAATAGTGCGAAAGCTGTGACAATAAACGAAGTGATTGCAAAAACGCCAACAGGGATTCTGTCAGAGAAATAAGGTAAAATTGTTTCTAATCCAGACAAAACTGCAGCCAAAACCATTAGTCGAATAGACCAGGCTTTTTTGACAACCTTGCGCCAATCATCAATTAGTCTCATAATTACTTCAACCCATTATTTTGCCGTTCTTGAATAATCTTAACATCCATTTGTAACTGACTAACAGCCGTGTTAGTAACAGCGTTTTGATCTGAGTAGGATTTAATAGCCATTAAACCAACCCCTTGTAAAATGATCAAGATTCCGCTTATAACTCGCCAACCAGTTTTAAAACTTCCAACGCGAACAGCGTCATCTGTTTCATGTTTTTTATAATTTTCAAGATGTTCATCAAGTTTGATGGACACATCGTGCGTCATTTGTGTGTTTGCTTCAAGAGATTCACTGATTTTGAGCAGAATCAACAACATAGCCTTATCTTTCGGCGCGTCTGTTTGAAGAATCAACTCACGAATGTCAGCGTGAGTATGATCACTACTTATTTTATCATGTTGAGAGTTGTCCAATTTTTCGCCCTTATTTATTGATTTCTAGTGCAACTGCTGACGTAATCTGGTATTTCATCGATATATTTTTACAACCGTAGGTGAGGCCTTTTTCTCATCCGATGACGATTGTTTAACAATTAGAAATGAGTTTTGACTAGCCAAAAAACCAGTCGACGAAACAGATGCGAATGTATTTGCAAGTACTGCATGAATACTTGTTTTACCGTTAACGTATCCATTAATTACGCCAACAGCATTAGCCGTTGTCGCTGAAATAGTTGAAGTTACACCTGATCCTGATAACAGCGAACCAACAGGGTTTGCGGTTGAAGCGCTAATAGCTGATTTGCTTGTAGTCTTAGTAGCCAACAAACCGACGGTGTTTGCGGTGGTTGCACCAATGCTGCTCTTGCTGGTTGTCTTGGTTGCCAACGATCCAATGGTATTTGCTGTCGTTGCAACTATTGTGCTAGTTACACCTGATCCTGATAACAGCGAACCAACAGGGTTTGCGGTTGAAGCGCTAATGGCTGATTTACTTGTAGTCTTAGTAGCCAATAAACAGACTGTATTTGCGGTTGTAGCAGAGATAAGAGATTTCGCAGTTGTTTTTGTTCCAAGCGATCCAACTGCACTTGCCGTAGTTGCAGCAATGGCTGATGCAACACCTGATCCCGATAGGACTGAACCTACAGTGTTTGCTGTTATTGCGCCAATGCTGCTCTTGCTGGTTGTCTTAGTTGCCAACGATCCAACAGCGTTTGTGGTTATTGCACCAATGCTGCTCTTGCAGGTTGTCTTAGTTGCTAACGATCCAACAGTATTCGCGGTCGTTGCGCTAACGCTGACTTTGCTAGTCGTCTTTGTCGCTAAGGATCCAACGGAATTCGCTGTTGAAGCAGATATAGCCGAAACGGCTCCAGATTTCGATAGAACAGAACCAACGGCGCTAGCGGTGGTTGCGCTGATAGCCGAGGTCGCTCCCGCTCCCGATAAAAGAGATCCGACGCTGTTCCCCGTAGTCGCAGCAATGCTGACTTTAGAGGTTGTCTTTGCGGATATCGAGCCAACAGCATTCGCCGTTGAGACAGCAATGGCGACCTTGCTTGTTGTTTTTGTCGCAACACTGCCGACCGCGCTATCTGTTAAAGCAACAACAGAGGTTTTGGAAGTTGCTTTTGTCCCGACCGATCCGATGGCATTTGTGGTAGTCGCGACGATTGTTGTGAGATTTCCACTAGATGACGATACAAGCGAGCCAACAGCGTTCGCCGTCGTTGCAGCTACACTTGCCGTACCCGTTCCTCCCGCCGACAGTCCGACGAAGATCGGGCGAGATTGTGGGGCGAAAATTTGCCAAGGGGAAGTTCTGAGAGTCTGTACTTCTATAGGGAGTAATATACGCTCATGGACTACAAGATAGCGCAGAAGCACTTTGCAGTTATTTGACACATAACCATGAAAAAGATTTGCTTGTGTGTTTCGGTTAAACGTCTGGGCATTTGCAGCTGATCCCGATAAAACACCATCCACATATAATTTTGCATTAGTCCCGTCGTAGCTCACGGAAACGTCATACCATCGCCCGGTAGTCGTTACTACCGACGAAGAGCAGATTGCGGCTTTCGCCTGGGCTAAAAATCCAATTGTTCCACTGGCGTCTCGTCGTATATTTATGTTAAAGGAGGACTCGTTGCCGCCCAAAATTTCTTGATCTGTACCTGCCGCAGTACCGAATTTAACCCGTAAACTAATAGTAAACGAGGTCGATTTAGGCCAAGCACTTCCGGCGCTTGACCCTATTGATAATGTGTCACTTCCAAGGTTGCCCGTTCCGGTATTATCACCGACAATGCAATATTCGCCTTCGTCTATTTCCCAAAAATTGCCCGACTTATCGGTGCCAGTACCAAAAATCCCATTTGCTGTGCCAGCCAAATCTTTCAAACTACTGCCGGCCACATTTGGCCCCCAAGCATGGGATATACCGCGTGTGATCGGATTAGATAGATTAATCTGAGCAACAATCTTCGGCTGACTCGTCCAAGGCACTTTGCGCGTGATCATGCGGCTACCTCGCCACCCATAGGCTCTTTCGATAATGCATGCAAAGAGACACTATTGCGCCCGGTGTGTAACAAGACGGGCGCGCGCCACGATATTGCGCGTCGCGGCTTGTGGGCAGGATAGGCCAACCTTGAATCCTGTCGCTCCGGTGCGGATCGGCGCGGTCCTATTTGCAGGGTCTTCTCCGGGGGCATTGGTCGGAAATGTGTCAAGTTGCATCAGGAATTCCGCATGCTCAGGCGATGCAAAATCGTTGCCGCTATCCCCAAGGATGTCGCCGGTCGTATAGGCAACATAGACAGTGCATACGTCTCCACTCGCGGCGGTGCCTGAGTTGTCGGCGTTGACCTGAAGTTCGCCATCCCAGTCCTCGGCATTGAACAATAAGGTATCCGACCAGACGACCGTGGCGCTGCTGACCGTGATGGATGAAGCTGCCGACCATGTGATCTGAGTTTCTACACGTGATGATGCCATGATTACTCCCAAGGACCGCGCAGGGCGCGTGATACGTCAGCGGCGGTGATGGTGTCGGGAACTTCAGCCAACGCCTTGAGCTTGTCGACTTGATAAACGCTCAATAACGATCCGGCGAAGATAGTCAGACCGGCACGAACTTCCTGATTTCCGATGTCTAACGCGGCCTTCGACAGAGATTCCACGGCCTGCTGCGCCACAGCGACAGGGGTGATCTGATCGAGCGAAGCGTCAGGAGGAAGGACGGTAGCCGCCAGTTGGCGCAGGCGATACAAGAAAACAGGGCCATCCGGCACCCCCAGCGCAATCGATACCGCGCCGTCGCCGATCTCCTTGCTGACGAGGCGCGTTCGCCCCAGGCTCAAGATTCCGGCGATTATCCTGTCCTTGGCCGGGCCGTCGGGGTCTTTTGGCATATCGTTCGTCACGATATGCGCCTGGCACTCCGGGTGCGCGTGTATCTCAGCCTGTAGGGTGCAGTAATCCATCACGCCACCCGCACGCTTGATGCTTCGCCGTAGCTGAGATTTCCATCGAAGACGAGTGTGGCGGGAGATGCAGTTGTTCCGGTCCCCGTTGCCAGCGCTTTTTCAGCTTGTGTCGCTGGCCGCTTCTGTGCGGCTTGCAAAGCTGTTTTGAGCGTCGTCTGTGTTCCGCACAGATCGTCAAGCGCGGCCCGAACGTTGGCATCTGAAGGATTCAGCGTCTCCGAACATAACCATAAAAGTGAGTCGCGCTTTCCGACGGTGAGCGCGTCGAGTTGAGTAGCTCCGGCAATGATCGCGGAGCGCGACATCTGCGTCGTCATCGAGTTGCGCCAGACGATGTGCGTGGTCGTCGCGTTGAACCAGGCGGCCAGCGCGATGTCATCGACAGCAGCAATGTAGCCAGCGGCGGTAACATCGGCCAAGGCTAGCGCCTTGAGTGTTTGCATCTGAGGTTGAGTGAGATTCATCTTTTGCTCCTTACGCATTACCTTCGGTGATTGTCGCCCCGGTCGTGACTGCAATATCAACCCCGGTGGTTATTGTGCCGGTAAAGGTCGCATCCGTGCCGATCAACAAAGTACAGACGGCCACATCGGCCGAAGTCGTGACCAAGATAAACGTCGGCGTGCCCGAAACATGCGAACCGTTGCTCTGTGTCACCGTCTCGTTTACGTCGATGACCCCGCCGGTCGCCGTGCCGAATGCGCCGGTAATGTTCAGGGTTGCCAACAAAGTTCCGGCCGGCGCCAAAGCCTCTGCCCCGTTGTAATACTTAAGTTTCGGATTCGTGCCAGCTGCGGTCACGATATCAGTCGCGCGAGTGTTGCGAAGTGCCGTAGTCAATTTCATCTTGATACTCCTTAGTTAAAACCGTAAACTCAAAAAGACGGCATTTTCCGTCTCATCAGGCTGGACACCAGCTGCGGGTGTTACCACAAACAACTCATCGTGCATGTTAACCAAGTCCAAACCACGTCGGTCAACCTTAACGACGTGTTGTCCTCGTCCCATCATGACCTCAGAACAAGAGAAATCGGCCAGCTGCTGTATGGTACATGTCCGTGTATTACTCACGAGTTATCTCTCTAAACACAGTAACGTCGCCATATGCGACAGGCGCCACGCTACTATCAGGCCAAGTTATCTCTGCATCCCAAAAATACTTGCCAACAGGGTCCTTAATAGTCTTGCCAGCAGCTAGTACAGTCGTCTGGACACTAGTCAAAGCATATGAAAACTTACCCTGCGTCGGACTATAATTTATATCAAACACAGCTGCTGGAGTCGCATCACCAATATCTTTCCGAAGCGATGCCTTAACCGACGCGCCAGTTAAGTCGATGATAACCCCGTCTTCATCCTGAATCTGAATCCAATAAGGTCCAAACGTAGCGCCTTGTCTGATCAGCAGATCAACTTTGTCACCTATGGTACCGATAACAGGCGCTAATGCCATTTCTCTCTGTCCAGTAAAAACTTAAAGCTTTAAAATAAAACCAATTATACCATGCTTACAATCCGCGAGGTAACATAATCTCAAGGACCTGCCATCAAGGTTCCGATCCTTCGATTATACAGTACGAGAGAGTTTTACTTTTACTTGCCCAGCAGCAATAGCTGTTGTGTCAGTATATACCGCCGCACCAGTAACTGCAATACCCAAACCAAGGGCGAACCTGAAACCATGAAAACCTATATTTGGATTGGCAACACCTGGAACTCCGCTGACAGCCGCAGGAACAGGAATAATCATCTCAGGAACATCAGTTCCGACGGTCGGAGCAGTCGCCTTGTTATACAACTTCACATAAGCTACTGTCGCGCCTTCATTCGTGGCGTAGAACGAAGAGACATTGCTTGTACCAGTGAGAATAAGAGCGCCGTTAGTCGTCGCTGCTGAGTTCAGAAAATACGGAGTAGCGGGAACGACTGGATTAACCGTTCCTGCTGTGACCGTAGCCGTAACCGTTCCTGAGACTGGCTGCGTGCCGGTAATCTGAACAGCCGGAATTGGTTCAGTTGCGTAGCTCCCAGGTTTAAGGACGTAGGTCGCTGTTCCGCTAGTGTGTGCTGTTGCTCTTACTCTGAAATACAGATAGTCGCCAACATTGATATGCCACATATAGATTGGAGTTGCTGCCAATACGCCAGTCGTCGTTTCAACAGTGTTGGCATTCGACCGAACAGCTTGAACACCGTACCAATTACCGTCTGTGCCATTTGTGCTATTATTCGAACACTCAAAGCTGACGTTATGCCCGACGAGGGATGTTGCCACCATCGAAACGGATAGATTGCCGAAGCGGCCACAAGGGATGCTTACGTTCTGCGCATTCGCTGTGATGTTACCTGAAACAGATGGATTACTAGCAGGTTGTGTCGCTACCTTGAGTCGTCCTGCCTCGTCCTGCTTCAGCGCTGTGTATTGCCCGTCGCCTGTAGTCTCTGTGGTGTCTGCATCTCTGCGTTGGGCAAACATAACTTGCCCGTAGTCTGTAATGGTTGCCGCTGTGTTCTTCTGTTTCGTAGTCAGTGCAATAGTGGCCTCAGTTGCCGCCCCTGTGGGTAACGGTAGCGATGCAACTGAGACAGGTTGAGTAGCTTGATAGAATGGACCTGATACAGGAACAGGATTTAGTCGCAATTCGGCATCCGTCAATCCAGTTCCACCTGCTGGAAGCTCGACTGGGATACGCCCACTACTCAGAGCTGGGAGCTTGGCATTAACTGCTGCGATCGTTGCTTCAGTGGCCGCACCTGTCGGCAGGGGCAAAGTAACAGCGGATACAGGTTGAGTCGCTGGATAAAAAGAACCTGTTACCTGTGTGGTTGGAGCTGAAGATACGACTACTGCACCTGTATTGACGGACGTAACCTTCGCGCTTAGGGAATCAACGGAGGTTTTAAGTGCAGCCAGTGTTGTCTCTGTACTGGCTCCTGTAGGCAATGGTTGTGATACTAGTGATACTGGCTGAGTTGCTTGCCAGAATGTTCCAGACACAGGTTGGGTAGCCTGATAAAAGTTCCCACTGACCGGTTGGGTGGTTTGATAGAACACGCCTGAGACAGGAACCGGCACAGCTCGTAGTTCATTGTCGGTCAGTCCTGATGCACCAGATGGTAATTCGACCTGTACGCGATTATTCGCCACGGCAGGGAGTTTGGCATTGAGTGCTGCTAATGTGGCTTCAGTCGCCATATCAGCAAAGGCATTTCTTAAAGTCATGGTAGATTGTCCTCAATCCAGAACGTGATGTCAGTACCCGCGCCTAAACCTGTCTGAATCCACAAATAGTTACCGCCAGGTGGCATAGGAGCCACATTTTGCACAAATACACGACCAGCGGGCGCTGCTGGTCCAGGCGGTCCTTGTTGCGCAATAGATACCGTGATATGATTCGGGGTTATGACGGGCTGAACAACCCTATTCTGGACAGCAGCGGCTACTACAATGATTGTCATCGAACAATCTCACGCGTAATGCCTAAAATACCTTCATCTAACCGTATGACCTGACCAGATATAGTAAGCTCGATACCCCATACGCACATAAACGCCGTAACAGTTCTAGTCGTACCGTCGCCTTGATTCTCGCTACAAGTGTCTGACTGATACCCTGCCAAATTCAATGCCGATGACATAGCATCAGGTATCGTGACAGTAATAGTTCCAAGCGCTCCACCCAGCACTACGCCACCTTTACTGATAGAGTCTAGGTCAAACACGACCACGCCCTCTGTGTTCGTGCGACGCACCTGAAACGCAGCCGACGCGCCTGTCAGGTCAATAGGCACGCCTAATGCCGTCTGATAAGTCCATATACGAACCCATGTAGCGCCTTGGTCGAGTATCAAATTGCTCATTTTTATAAACCCTACCAAATAAAGCCAATTATACCATGCTTACAATCCGCGAGGTAACATAATCTCAAGGGTCCGTCATTAAGGTCCTAAGCTATACCTCTATGTCTACTATCCCAGCCCTACCTACCTAATTCGGATGCTTTTAAGCGCTCATGCATGCGCTCTGAATAGCTTTTTAGTAGCTAACTAATAGTAATGCTTAAGTTAACTATTATGAAGTAGTTCAGTGCGCTTAAAATAGTTGTTTAAAAACAACAACTTACGATTCAAGGTTACAAGTGACTGTATTTGCAGTTGAGGTCGCGCGCATAGGGTCTTAGTGCGTCGTTCTGCGCTCTGAATCTGGTTGTTTGCATAATGCGAACTAGTATTTGTGATCATGTCTCAGGAGTCAGCACTAAGAGCACAGAGCCACGCACCAGGTCTCTATGAGCAACGCCACATGCATCCAAGAACCAGCACTAAGAACATCGAGCCACGCCTCCAAGAACCAGGCAGCGACTAATGTGGAAAAGAATGAAAAAATTTCCAGCGACCAGAGCCCCAGGCCCCGCCCAATTAGGGCCCCCATTTTAGCATCGTCTAATATTAGCCTATTCATATATTCGATATTCGCATTTACTTATATTCGTATTCAATAATATTAGCGATTCATTATATTAGCGATTCATTGTATTAGTTTAATCGTGTATACTAATCATCTAATATTCCAATACTCTAATATTCTCATATAAGGTTATCATTATATTAGTCATTCATTGTATTAGTTTAATCGTGCATTCTAATATTCATATATTAGTTATCGCTAATACTAATCGTATATTAATAATCACTAATATTAATCTATAATTATATTCTTATATTAGATATCGCTAATACTAATCGTATATTAGTTATCACTAATATTATTCTATCATTACATTCTTATATTAGTTATCACTAATATTAGCGATTGATTAATATATCATATATCATATATCATATATCATATATCTTATATCATATATAAGACCACACAGAACCACGCACCAAGTCGCTCATTAAGATCGTCACATTTCGTCACGATTCTTTTCGTAATTAGTCGTAAATCGCAGTATAATTAAATTGTAGCATAAATAAAGAAGTTCCTTTAATCAACTTAGTGAGGTCCAAAATGAATACCGAAAATACCTTGAACACCGAAATCGCCGCTATCGCCGAAGCTGTTAAATCCGTCGGTATCGAACTTCTCGGCGAAAAAGCCAAAACCCATGACATCGTTGTCAAAATCAACGAAATCATCGAAAAACTGAACAGCCTGGAAGTCAAGGCTCCGAAGGCGAAAAATCGCGGTCCTGACTCCCAGCGCGAAATGACGGAAGATGATGCCCGTCGCATCTCCCTCGGCGATCTCAAAGATTTCAGCCACAAAAACGCTGCTGCCGAACTCAGCCTGTCCTACGGTCAAGTTTACTCAGCCCGCAAGGGGTTCACCTTCAAAGAGATTTACAAAGAAGCCAAAGCCTAAAATCTAAATACTAAGCATCCCGTAAGGGGTGCTTAAATTTAGGTTTTTCAACCAAGAAGGAGATAATCATGACGTACACGCTTCCGAATTACGTGGTTCAAGAAGTCTTCGACATCACGATTAAATCAACGTACGAAGTTGCTACTATTACCGTCAGCGCGTTGCGCTACGCCCTTCGCAACAAGATCGTGATCTGGATTCTCTGAAATGACTCAATGGCAGATAGATTGTGTTGTACTCCTTGCAACTTTTGGTGTATTATGGTTCATCTGCACTTACTTGGAGAAATGAAATGAAGAAATCATGCGAAGACTGCTGCGAAGAAGTCGAAGAATCCATGCTGGACTCAGATGGTTGCTGCCCTGAGTGCCACACGGATGCTCCTGAAGACGATGATCCGGCTATTTGCCCAGACTGCAACGGTTCTGGTGAAGGTTACCACGAAAACATGCTCTGTTGGAACTGCAAGGGTAAAGGAACCGTGACCGACCAGTGATCAAAAGAGTGTACATTCTGGCCAGTTCATATATAATGGTCAATGTAGCATATCAAATAACCTTTCTTTAAGGAGTCCAAGAATGACTACCGAAGTATCGAAGATCGAGCCCTTGCCTGAAACAGCCAAGCTCAAGGATGTTGTCGCCAAGCTCAATGAATTGATTGAGCATGTCAATGTGCAAAAGCCGATGGGGCGTGATCGTGGTCCCCAATCCCTTCGTGTCATGAACGAAGATGACGCACGACGCATCTTGCTCGGTGACCTCAAGGACGTCGATCACAAGAGCGCCGCACGTGAACTCGAGCTGTCTTACGGTCAAGTGTACTCCGCCCGTAAGGGATTCACTTTCAAGACCGTCTACAAGGAATGGAGGGATTTGAACAATCACAAGTGATTCAAAGAACCTAGATAGCCCGCCAAGTGCGGGCATTCTTTTGTGTATTTTTTGAAAATGTGTGGTATAATGATATTGTCAACCAACAAAAGGAGTCTAAAATGCAAATCGTCAAAGCCAAGCGTTTCCATCATAATAACCTCGAACTCCAAATCGTCTATGAAAATGATTTAGACTATTGGCATATCGATATATTACAAATCAATACAAATGAGATTCATGACATGTTCGGCATGTTCCAAACACTCGAACAAGCTGTCAAAAAGTTCAACTCAATTTCCCTTTAAAATTTAAAAAGCCAGCGCCATGCTGGCTTTTTCTTGTCTATATATCCCAGAAGGACCGATAGCGCCAGATCAGCGCCGTTTTTCTAGCGCAGTATATATCGTCGATCAATTTTAAACGTAACCAGAGCGCAACGTGCGTCGCACCAAGCTCTCACCATATGAAATACAAGTGAGCAACCAAGTACCACGGGATCCGATCGTCCTGATCGCGTTCAAATATTTAGCGCAGTATATATCGTCGATCGTTTTTGATAGCGACCAGAGCGCTAGATGTAGCTGATATTCCAACGATATTTAGATATTCTAATGTATTATTCCGATGGTAACCCATCATGGAGTAATACGCAAAATAAAGGCGACCGAAGCCGCCTTTATTTTGTTGCCAGGTTTAGCTCAGGAGTGCGTCGGCATCCGCAGCTTCAGCTACTTCGGTCTTCTCAGCCTTGGGCTTTTTTTCCTTCTTGGCGCGACGGTTTCCGCCACCGCCATCGGCCGTTTCACCTTCCTTCGTCTTCACCGGCTGGCCGCGAGCCGCAGTGCGAGCAGCTGCGAAAGCAGCGATTTCTTCGGCAGTGCCGCGGGTGTATGCGTCAAGTTCCATGACCAAATTGTCAACGTTCTGCGCATCATAATCCGGGTGACGTTTCAGCCACTCAACGCCTTCGGCGATTTGTTCATCAGTGAACTTGGTATCGGCGACGACGTAAGCGAAATTGCGGTTTTTCTTGACGTCATCAACCTTGCCGACGGTGGTACCGAACTTGGTCGCCAAGGCTTTGGTTGCTTCGTTTTTGTTCTCACCAAAGCGAAGCAGATGCACAACGGCAACCGGCATGCGGCCTTGAATGATGGTAGGGTTTTGTCCACGTTCCATGTGTTACTCCTTTGAAGTTGATTGAAATGATATTAGATGCTACAAGTGCTATTCTACATCAATTGCTCAGGTTGTACACTTATTTAATCATGAACCATGATTGTCATCAGGACCTCCATTCTCATGATGGGAACTCCTATTGGTGAAGTAAAACAATGAAGAGAAAAAGAATCCGCCGCCGACTTCGAACAAGACCATCGCACCAAGAATCCAGGCCCAGTCGCCTTTAGCGGCGCCGTAGATCAATGCAAGGATCGCTAAGACTTTTATTGTCGCCATACAGCCCCCACGATGATAGCGATGAGAAGTGCAACCAAGTTCAATGTGAACAAGATGGCCGCACCAGCAGCGCCGATGATTATAATTAGCACGTCCAATATTTTTGTGAACTTCTCCATTTTAGTCATATTTTGAATCAAGCATGAGAAGATGGAATTTTGCTGGTACAACGACGAACGAGTTGCCGTAGTCGTCCATTGCGTAAAATTTGTTAACACGACCGTCATTGAAATACGTCGCATGAAGAGAGTGTTTTGACATTTTGTATTCCTTTTTAAGTTGACAAATCTATTATACTGCATCTATCGACGAAGTACACAAAATAATCTAGGGCGCTCTGAATATTTATCAAAAGTTAACTAATAGTAGCACTTAGGTAGGCCTAAAAGATTACATTCAGAGCGCTTCGGATGCTGCTCTGGCTACATATAACAATAAACTTTAGTACAAATTATTTTTGTTCAACCTTAACGTAAACAGGGACGCCGTGGATATACACAAGACGGTAATTTACCTTGTTCTGGTCGAAATCTTGCTCAATAATCTCTGCATAAGCTTCACTACGAATTTGTGTAAGCTTACTCTTAGGTACAATTTCAGCCCTTTTAAGATCGGGCGGCAAAATCACGCGTTTGTGGCTCTTTTCATCTGTCACGAGGCGCCCCCACCACTGTCACGAGGCGCCTCTACCACAGTACCAGCACGGACCTCGGCCTGTTTCACAGCTTCGTCCATCCTGGCGCGTTGTTCATCGGTCATTCCAAACTCAAGATCGTCGTCATCGAAAGACTCATTTAGAAATACTTCAACAGTTCGACGGGTTCTCTTCAAGGGCACCGAAGCTTCAGGCACAACGTCCGGCAAAACTTCAACAGTTCGACGGGTTCTCTTCAAGGGCACCGAAGCTTCAGGCACGACGTCTGGAAAAACTTTCATTTCTCCTTTGACTGGGTACTCGACCATATATTCACGATCTTGGTTCGTGGTACCAACAAGTAGTGACAATTGATCAAGCTTTGCACGAATTTCTGCAATCAACGTCGTAAGTTCTGGAAAACTAGAACTTGGAACCACGTGCGTCGGCTCTTTAGGTTTTGTAAAACCATGCGTTAATTGAGTATTTGAAATATCAGTTTTTGGATTTGAAACGACGACTCTTACGCCTTTTCTACTTTTTATTCCGAAGCACATCATTTCAAATGTTAATGTTTGATCTACTCTATGATGTCTGTAACAATTTGTGCAAGCAAAGGTAACCATCAACCCATTTAAACTGTCTAAATGAATTGGGCACAACGCACGAGGACTTTTATTGCAAATACAGCATTTTCCAATCTCTGTCGGGTATTGAATTAAATCGGTTCTTTTCGAAGTGTATTTAAGTGGGTCTTTAATTCCAAATGGCATTTATAATACTCCTCTGCTGATTCAACGGTGCTCAAGTCTTTAGCTGGAACAAGGATTTGATAACAAGTGTTGCAAATATAGATGACAACTCTTTCACCTTCGTCCTTGGGACTTGGTGGCACGTACAACGGTTTATGAGACCTAATTCTCATTATACTGTTCTTCTTACAAATTGGACACAACCAAGATGATGGCCATAATTTAGTATAGCCATAACGTGGTACATGGGTCTCGTATAATAAATCACTCATGTAATCATTATACTACAAAGGTACAAAAATTGTAGACCTTTTATAATGAACCACGACCAGATTATCATGAACCCCATGATTATTTATTTAACATGGATCCGTTCCTGCAATAGCATAAATTTATTCAAATGTTACTTAACTAGAAGCTTATATAAAAAAATTTCAAAAGAACATTTAATAGTTACTCTCTCAGTATTCATTCTTATTTTTTTATTACTACTATTATTAAAGATTATATATAATTATTGCTATTGTTAAAGAAAAGGTTGGTTTGCAATGCTTGCGACTATTCAGCGGTTTACTAACAATAGCAATAAAGAGCGTCGTTCCTGGGGGCTTGGTGCTTGGTTAATAGTACTTTTTATATGATTTAGTATACCTTTAAAGGTAAAAAAAGTTAAAAAGCTATAGGTACTTTTTGTACTACTACTACTAAATTTAGTAGTTTAGCGCTCCAGGGCAATAGTACCGACGACAGTATTTTACTACATACCTTTAACCACTACCTTTTTACTGTTAACCACACCATGGGTCCGGTCTAAATGTTCTCCAGAGCGCAAACAATAGCAATAATACATTGGAATATTTATGCTATTGGGCTCATGGCTATCCATATGCTATTGTAATATTTGCTGACCATGCCCCAAGGTTGTCTTTGTGTTTGGTTCGTAATTCCTTTTTCTTTATGTTATAATAATAAAACGTTTACCCACCAGAAAGGTATGTCGATGCTAACCATCAAAGATACACAATTATCTATTATCAAGAGACTCCGTTCCAATCCTTTGCCCAATGTCGAAGGCGACGTTCTTATCTCAACTGAAAAATCTCTTGTTATCTTGTGCACTTCGTATGTTTACAAACCCATCGAATCAGCTAATCGGTTAATGACAAAAATCAAAGGATTCAACTTGAAAAACAAACCAGCTATGATGAGCTACGCACTCAGTGCTCGCGAAGTAAAACGCAGCATCGCTATACTCTCTTGTGACCAGTTGGAATCCGACTTGTTACCAGTCCAGATTTACGTGATACTTAAATGGGAATAAACCCATCTAAGGAATCCTTTACGCAATTATTGGAAGCCGCCCAGGTAGATAACCAAAGCCTGGCTTTATGCATGAATATCTGCAAATGGCTAGCAATAATCAGGGGCTTTTGCGTAGTGGAAAGTCCAATAGTTATATATACGCGTCTACGCCTACCTGACGCACGCGTGGTTAATAAAACCACATATCAAATCAACGTACCTATCGAAGTTAGCAATATCTTAGTCGATATTCTAAGCGATCTCACTGCGCGCGAAGCTGAACTTTGCGAAGAAGATAAAGAAATCTTGTATCAGACGCTGGAACTTCCTGGGCGGGGGCCAGGCAAGCTATGGAAGTTAGGGCTGCAGAGCAGGTATGAGATAACTCGCGTATGTCCGGTTAGGCTTGGGGCGACGCTCTCTGATATGGTGACGAGGAGCGTGTGGCCGTTGGACGCAGAGAGCTCTGCGTTTAGGTTAACGTCGACGTTGCTTGCGCAGTATTATAGAGATGTGAGCTGTAGAGACGACGTTAAGTCGGCTCCGCTTACGAGGAGCGAGTGGGTCTGGATGACACGGACTATAAGACATAAGTGTGACATGATAGGAGGATTGTGACATGTTTGAGAGTGCTAAGACAAGTAAAGGAAATATTGGTATATCAGTTGAGTCGCAGGAAGCTGCAGATATTCAGGCTAGGTATATGGACGCGAACGGATGTCGTGACTGTCGTAACTGTCGTAACTGTCGTAACTGTCGTAACTGTCGTAACTGTCGTAACTGTCGTAACTGTCGTGACTGTTATGGCGTTTT